TGGATGATCCGCGCATAGGTCGGTTGGCGTAAATACCTATGGATTTCATGTTGCACAAGAATTCCATGTATTCGACGAACCGTTTCGTGCCGGGTCGTTCTGTCGGATGGTTGCCGTCGCTGTTGCCTGTGTACGGTCTACTGGTCATCTTTTTCTCCCTTGTCTTTGAGGCCGTTTGAGGCGAGGATTCCTGATAGTGCGCCAGTGAGAAACAACATCATTGGGCTGAGTAGCGACCACGCTGATTCGTCGTTGGGTGACACATCTAAGGGTTGCACCACAAACAGCAGACCGTACAGAAGTGCGGCGGTTGAGCCTAGGAACGCGACCGCTAACGCGATACCGACGATAAGGATTAGTCGGGCTTTGATTTCGGAGTTGCTTAGTCGTTTCATGGGTTGCACCTTGTGGCTGTTGGTTTAGTTTCGCAGGTTTCTCGGGTTCTGTCACTGCAGCTGGTGATTACCAGCATGAGTGCAATGGCAACGGCGGCGGCGACAATCAGGCTTTTCATCAGGCTGGCCCAATATCTTCCACTAAAAGAAACCCGATGATCGTTCCCGACCTTTGAGCCTGACCTGTACCAGAACTGCATTGCAGGGTTGCCACAAAGTTTTGGGTACCAGCAGTCAAAGTAACTATCGCTTGACATATTCCGCTAGTCGGGATTGCGGTACTCGCTGATTGGTTTAATTCTCTAACCTCGTTTTGGACAGCACCTGCAAGGTTTGTGAGTCGAATCCTCAAGGTAAAGACTGCGTTTGCGCCTGCGCTTGCCAAACTAGGTTCCTGATATGTAATGCGGTAATAACGGTTTGCGACAGCGGTAAACGATGAACCAGTAATCATTACTTCTTCGGCAGTGACTGTTGTATCGGTGACAACGACAGTGTTGTATGCCATGACCCCACGAGGGAAACGGTTTTGTTGGGACGCTAGGAGCGTCTGACCAGTCGTAAAATCTACGTTTGGATTAGGCATTTTTTCTCCTTAGAAACCTAGTCGGCTTCGATCAAGTACACCGTTGACATCATTGTCAAGTATAAACATTTCATAAAAAACATGCGGCGATAAGTACACCGTATAACGGGTTTCTGCTGGTGTACCCGAAACCGAGAAACCTTCCAAAGTCACATAGGTTGAGGTGTCAGAACCTGCACCGGGTACGCGATATTTCATTGGGAAACCGCGTGTCGGGAAAGTAAATGCTCCAGTAGACAAATAAACAAAGTCTCTAATCGCAGTTTTGTTTGAGGCGGCGTCACTAAAATCAATTTCAAAACTGAGCACGTTTGGATCGCTTTGAACATAAGCAAGCCATGAGGCCAAGTTGCGGGCCTGAGTGCTTGAACTATCCACAGTAGTGATCTGATAGCCCGAAAGTCCGTAAGCGGTTTGGCTGTCAGTATTGTTGCCAAATTCGGCTATTGCTACGCCAGCAGTAGTTGTTGAGTTAAGAGACACTGAATTCATGAAAGAGTCAAAAGCGTTGATCCTTCGAATGTCTGTGTACGAAATTGAGGTGGTTGATGAGACTGTCGGATCAAAAGCAACGGAAGTGGTTGTTGCTGAAGCGTTAGCGCGAGATATGAAAAACATGCCTGTGTTGTATGCGATGATTTGTCCGCGTTCAGTGTTGTTCAGCAAATTCAAACGGTTCAGCATTGACCCGTTATATGAACCCGAACCTGCCGCCGTAGACCCATAAGTGCCAACAGTAATTACGCCCGGTGCATCGGGTAATGAGTTTGTGGCTTCTGATTGAATTCCTGTCGTTGTTTCGGTGTATCCAGCATAGTTTTGCAACAAGTATTTTCCTGCTTGAACAACAGGGTCTTGACATGTGATTGTCGCAGTGGATTGCCCCGTGTTGCCGGGATAATCGTTATAGGTGACGCCTATGACTTCGCCAGTTAAAAGTCTGTACCCGTTAGCAAACAACACTTCAACAAAAGTTCCGCGTGGAAAGTTAGCGATCTCGTTCGCTTGGTTCTTTATGGTGATTTGAAAAGATCCGCCAGCGTAGTTGTCATAAAAGTTTCGGCGGCCTTGGAAACCGCTGAACGATAGAACGCTGGAAGTGAAAGAGACACTTGGCGAACCGCGTTTGAATTGCCATGCTTCAGCGGTCATTGAACGCTCACAGGTATTTTGCCCACGTTACGGTTATAGGACTGCAACGCTCGAACAACCTCATTGGGGTCGGCTGATGTGACCGTAATGTTGATGGTGCCACCGCCACCCAAAGCGTGGTTTGGTGTGATGTTGCCCGCCGATGACGGTGTGAATAACTCTGGGCCCTGCTCACCAACAAGATAGGTGGTGCCGCCCATTACTGGACCGCCAAGGGCTTGAGGTTTCGGAGGCAAGGTAGAAATACCGGCAAGGTTAAGAGCGTCCACTTGGCTGAGACCGCCATATTCGGCACCTCGAGCAATCCAACGAGCCAACTCAATCGCGGCTGCTTCACCCTGCGTTTTAAAACGAATCAAAATTTCTTTTGACGAAATGTCACCCATGCCACCAGCAATAAGTGCTAATTGTGCAACAAAGTCGGCGGCTTTCTGCTCATAGGCGTCAATGTCTTCTTGGGCACCCGAGCCAAACGCTTTAGCGGCGGATTCTTTTAATTCAATTAGATCGGCTTCCAAATTGTCTAAGGCGACTTCTTCATTGAGTGAGTCCGTCAGGACTTTCCAAGCGTTGTCGGCATTCATTAACGCAGTGCTCATACCGTCCACGGCATTGTTAAACGGGAGGATGGCGTCCAAACGGGCTTGCTTTATTACATCTCTAAAATCCTCAGTGTCTTCTCGAGCGGCCACCATGTTTTCAGCAAACACTGGGATGACTTCTTTTTTGTCGGAGAACATTCCCCAAATGTCACTGAAACCTTCTTTAATGTCATCAACAACCATTCCTGCCGTGTTGCCAATTTCATCCCAAACAGTAGAAAAATAGGTTTGATTCCATTTTTTCTGTAGATAGTTCCAAGTGTCACCGATTCCTGATGTCATTGTGTCTACAAGTTTTATGATGTCAGTCAGAATTGGGATCAAAAATTGACCTAAAGCGATTGAGAGATCTTGTGCTGTGTCCGCAAAATCGTCCATGGTGTCACGAAACTCTTTGGCACGTTTCAATTCTTTAGGGTCAATAACTTTGGCTCCTGAAACATTTTTTAGCGATTTAGCGAGATCGTCGGCGCCCATCTCAATAAGAGTTGACATTGACTGCCAGCCCTTGCCAAGAAGCAGAGCGGCGACTCGTGCTTTTTCGGCTGGGTCTTTTATGCCTTTGATTCGTTCGATGGTGTTGAGGAATGTTGCGTTGACGTCTAAAGAACCGTCAGCCAAATAAACAAGATCAACGCCAAGATCACGCACTTTGTCCGGATCTGCACCAATCGTTTTGTTGAGGCGACCGATAGCAGTTGAAACGGCGTCAATCGGTATTCCGATGTCGCCTGCAACTTCCATGTATCGGGAAGCATCCTCAATGGCTAACCCTGTAGCGGTAGAGAACTTTTCGGCTCCTAACGCCAACTCTTGGAACGCTTTGACACCTTGAGCGGCGAAAGATACGAGGGCCGCGCCGCCAGCAATAGCGAACGAGGCGGCGTTGGCTTTGACCGCATCAAGAGCAGCGGTTGATCCAGCCTTAAATTTGTTCATGCCACCTTCAGCATCAGCAACCGCAGTTTTGAAATTACCAAAAGCGGCTTTAGCAGCTCGAATACCTTTGTCAGAAAATTCGCTAGTGATCGGAATGTTGATTGCCATTAGCGGTTCACCTTCATAAGTTCTTGATTCGCTTTAAAGATTACCTCTTTAATGACAGGCTCTAAAGCCTTTTGAAAATCTGGGATCGCTTTTTCGCCACCAGCCCAAACCATACGCGACGGACCGCGACCAATCTTTTCGTTAAGGACACCAGCAAAGTTTGGACGAGCACGCGGACCAGTACGGCCTCGATTGCCACTTTTGCCAGCCATGTCAGCAATTGCGAGAGCGGCGCCTTTGGTGCCGACAGTGATCGTTCCGATTGTCTCATATTGAGCGCCCAAAGCAATGTTGCGTTTGCGTGCTTTTCGAGTGTTGGTCTTGACAACGATGTTGCGTGTCTGACCGTTTTTCCACCCGGTACGCCACTGCCCATCCATGCCCCGAGTTGGTGACGATGACGGCACTAATGGCGTGATCGCGTCAACAACAACTTGCCCGAGTTTGCGGATCTCTTTGCCGTAAGCACGACGCAATTTAGGGTCAATGGAATTAATCGTCCTCAACGCCTCTTTTAGGCCAGTTGGTTTCAGATCAATTCCCAGACTCATCGTTTGTGTTTCGCTTTCTCGTTTTCCTCAACAAGCAAACGAACCATCTCATTTACAACCGACGCTGGACATTCCATCAAATCCAATGGACTGATGCCTGTCCTAATTGCCAGCTGCGCTATGAGGTTGACTGCGCGTCCTGCTTTGTTTTCTCTTTTGGGACAAACGTGATGTCCCCTACTTTTTCAACCCACTTGGGGAACAGTTCCACGATTACGCCACTGGAGCGGACCGCGTCCCATGCCAACCAAGCCAACGCCTTAAACTTCATGTTTTCTAGAAACTGCCCGACGGAGAGTTGAGGATGATGGTCCTCCCAGCGACACGCCACACCATAAGTAATCGGTGCCTCGTGTGTTTCTCCGTCGAGCATCTCTACTCGTAACGTCATACCAATCATGTCGGGGTCCTTTGTTTGTGTTGGTTAGATCAGGCTACGGCACGGACCCAAGTGCCCCCGGTGCCCGTCAATGTCATGGTATCGAGGGAGCCGGCGGTGCTTGAGATCGGCATAAACGACGAAATCATCATGTTAGAAATCGTATAAATCGGATTCCCGGGTGCGGCCACGCCAGAGTCAGGTGCCACAATCACAGTAGTGTCGCCGTCGCCGACAACATCTGACAAATACTTTTCAACTGAGGTCGCGCCGTATTCGAGCAAGATTGTTGCTGAAACGCTGACCGTTTGGAGGCCAGCGACAAACTTGTGTCCAGTGGCTCCCATCACGGTCGCTTCCAGCGAGTCAAAACCTGCTTCGAGGGTGATAGATGAACAGTTGAGTGAAATGTTGTTTGCGCCAATGGTGATTTGTCCACTGCCTTGGTAAACGATTGCCATAATGTTTTTCCTTTGTTAGTTAGCGTGTCGCTGTGAGTTTGATAGTTAGGTCGTAACAGGGGAGGTCTTGCGACCCGATCGTTGCGATGGATGGTTGTCCATTGACGACTGCAATGTTGGAGCCGAGGATCGTATCCACGACGCCAAGGATGTAGTCGGTTGAGTCTTGGTTGCCGGGTGGCGCTCCAAGGATTCGAATAGTGATTGTGACGTCACTGACTTTAGATGTTGGGTTTGCACCAAACGATTCAAACGACGGCAACTCAATGAACACTGTGAGCGGTCGTGCGTTGCGTGGATCGGTGACAGGTTTGAGTCCAAGGGCCGTGAGCGATGCTGAGACCGCGTTGATTGCGTCCGTGAAAATGCCAGCCATGTTAAGCGCACTGCGATCTCTTAACGCCAAGCAACTGGTTAACTCGTCCAAGTGTCATCAACGGTGGTCCGCTCATGTCTTGGAACGATGCGTAACTGTCTCCAGTGGTCCCGCGTTCACGGTAAAGACCTGCGGCGTAAAGCGTGGTTCCCAATAGCACTGAGCCATCAGGGACAGTGGTGAGACTGTCGTGGTAACCAGCCTGCACGCGACGCCTGAAACACCAAGCGTTGGCGGCCGCAACACAAGTGGTGAGGTAAGCGGTGTCATTGGCCGTTGCGCTGGAAATTCCCAAGAATTCCTGTGTATTTCCGACGGTTGTCCAACTGCACGTCTGGGTCCAAGTTACGGTTCCAGTCGCTGAAGTTCGCGAATAGTTATCGAAGTTTGATTTGACAAGTAGTTGATTCGTGATGGTGACTTCGTAATCAAATATGAAATCACCTTCAACACTGACACCAACAAACCCAAAAGTAGGGACAGCCTGAACGATGTAAGTCGCATCAAAATTGTTTCCTACTCCTGCAACGATGATCGTTTGACCGATCGTGATGTCGGTTGCCTCGAGAGTCTGGATCACGGCGTAGTCGTCTACACGCTGTGCATGCGTGACGGTGAATACGGCCATGATCCAGTTCCTCTCTTAGTTTTCGTCTATCAGACGAAATCGGCCTTAATGGCAAGTTCTGGGGAAACAACTTTACTTGCCCAGTACCCGCGCACTGCGATCTGCCTGCTGAGTTGTGAGGGCTGTTCCACGGAAATCAGGCCCTTATTCAATTCAAACGATTCAAGGGCACGCGGATCAAGGATGGTCATGCCAGCCGAGGTCAAGTTGCGGTCAACCACGACGCGCAAACCGAAAGCAAACGCACCCTGTGTTGAAGCAACATTAAGTGAACCGTATGCGTTCATTGGGCCCACCTGTGGAAATAACGGTCTGTCCGCTGTATCCGAAAGAGAGCCCATCAATTTCCAGACATTTGGAGACACAGCCAGCACGGAAGGCAAGTTGCCATTCGAGCCAGTCAAGATGTCTGCGGCGGCGGTGTACATCCACTCAACCCAGTAAGCCGGGTCAGCAAGTGAAGCGTTTGCAAAGTTGTTGCTGTTGGTGACGCCAGTCTGCAATTCCGAACAAGCAAGCAAGTCGGTGCGGTCCATGTAGACGCGCATCATGTCGTCAAGCAACGGTCCGAGTGCTTCAGGCTGTGACCAGTCAATTGCGGCTTCGCTAATTTCAACATAGCCACCCTGAATTGTTTTGGTGATCTGCACGTCATTGATTTCGAATTGTGACGCGGTAATGGTCGTGTTCTGTGTGGCAGTGCCCACTGAGTTATGGACGCTCACTACGGGACGAATAAAAACGGAGCCTCCCTGCGGCATGGGTCGCAACGTGGTTGCATCTACCAACGGGCGTGAACCGACAAACGTGTTTACCACATTTTGAATGATGGGGGTCGGAATCACACCGGGCAAATCAGGCGTGGTCACGTTTGGAGCGGCGGCACGGATGTTTTCGTTAAGTTGTGCAAAATCACTGCCACCGCGTACGAATGCTGAGATGTATTCGCTTACGGACGGCAATTTGAATTCGCGCTTGGCGGTTGCATAAATCGGTTGAGTCGCGATTGCGGCTTCAACGCTTGTTGGTTCTGACATGGTTTCATCCTCCTCGGATGGTGTTGTTGGGGTTGTTTCTGTTGGGATTTCTTCTTCGGGTTCGTCGGCCTGAGCCACGA